AAAAGTTATATGATTCATCTGATGTGACCCGACGAAATAAGAATGGGCAAACAAAAACGGGTTTATACAAGCTGTTTATTCCTATGGAATGGAATTACGAAGGCTTTATCGATATGTATGGAATGCCTGTTTTTGATAAACCTGATACTCCAGTACGGGATCCTCGAGGGGATGAGATATGCGAAGGAGTTATTGAACACTGGCAAAACGAAGTCGAAGGATTAAAAGACGACCCAGACGCTTTAAACGAATACTACAGACAATTCCCAAGATCAGAGCAACACGCTTTTAGAGATGAGTCTAAACAATCATTGTTCAATCTAACTAAGATATACGAACAGATAGACTACAATGAGGAACTAAGGAATAATACCATGGTAACACAAGGTAGCTTTCAATGGGAGCAAGGAATTAAAGACACTAAGGTTATATTCTCACCTAACCAGAATGGTAGGTTTAAAATATCTTGGGTACCTAATCAAAACATACAAAATAATATAATAACTAAAGGTAATGTCAAATATCCGGGAAACGAGCATATGGGAGCTTTTGGTTGCGATAGCTACGATATATCTGGTGTTGTGGGTGGTGGAGGTTCTAACGGAGCTCTTCATGGACTAACTAAGTTTTCAATGGAAGATGCACCTCCAAATCAATTCTTTTTGGAATATATAGCCCGACCAGCTACGGCTGAAATCTTCTTTGAAGATGTTCTAATGGCTTGTGTCTTTTACGGTATGCCTATATTAGCAGAGAACAATAAACCTAGACTATTATATCATTTTAAAACAAGAGGATATAGAGGATTTAGTATTAATAGACCTGATAGAACTTACAATAAGTTATCTTTAACAGAAAGGGAATTAGGAGGAATACCTAATTCAAGTGAAGATATAAAGCAAGCGCATGCTGCCGCTATTGAAACATATATAGAAGATTTTGTAGGTAGAACTAATGATGGATGGGGAGATATGTATTTGCAAAAGACGTTAGAGGATTGGGCTAGATTTAATATTAATGACAGAACAGCACATGATGCATCTATAAGTTCAGGGCTGGCTATAATGGCTTGTAATAAAAATAAGTATCGCCCTAATACACCTATACCAGTAAAAACTTATTCAATGGGATTTAAGAAATACAATAACGAGGGTACCAATTCGAAAATAATACAATAAATGAATGTAAGTACAAATACTAATAGTCCTTTTCCTGATCAGGTAGTAAGTGATGCGGAAAAAGCTACTTGGGAATATGGTCTACAGGTTTCTAGAGCTATAGAACAAGAGTGGTTTAATTACGGAGGTGGAGGTGGTAGCAATAGATATGCGAGCAATTTTAATAGCTTTCATAACCTAAGACTATATGCTAGAGGAGAACAATCTGTTCAAAAATATAAAGATGAAATGGCTGTTAACGGCGATTTGTCTTATCTTAATATAGATTGGAAACCAGTGGCGGTGTTATCTAAGTTCTCTAATATTGTAGCTAATGGAATATCACAAAAAGAATATGATATAAAAGCATTTGCTCAGGATCCAGAATCTTTAAAGAAAAGATCAAAGTATGCTGAGGATATAATGTTTGATATAAACACACAAGAAGCTAGAGCATTAGCGACTAGTATTATACCTGGAAATTTCAGTAAGTCCCCAATGACAGACACTGAGCTGCCAGAATCTAAGGAAGAAATGGAGTTGCACATGCAACTATCTTATAAACAAGCTATTGAGATAGCGGAGGAAGAAGCAATAAATACTGTGCTAGCGGTTAATGAGTTTCCTCTAGTTCAAAAACAATATAACCAAGATTTAGTAAATATAGGAATAGGCGCTACAAAAACATCTTTTAATACAGCTGAGGGTATTGTAGTAGACTATGTGGATCCTGCTTATATGGTGTGGTCATACACAGAAGATCCAAACTTTGATGACATATATTATGTAGGAGAAGTAAAAGCTATTGCCTTATCAGAGCTTAAAAAGGAATTCCCAAATGTAGATGACGAGGAACTAGAAAGAATACAAAAAATGCCAGGCAACCGTCAATACGTACGGGGAATGGAACAATATGATTACAATACAGTTCAGGTATTATACTTTGAGTATAAAACATACATGAACCAAGTATTTAAAATAAAGAAAACAGATTCAGGATTAGAAAAAGCTATAGTAAAAACAGATGAGTTTAATCCCCCAGAAAATGATAACTTCGAAAGAGTATCAAGATCTATAGAAGTATTATACTCAGGGGCTAAAATAATAGGTACAGACACTATTTTAAAATGGGAACTAGCTGAAAACATGTCTCGCCCTTATGCCGATACTACTCGTGTAGAGATGAGTTATGCGATATGTGCTCCTAGAATGTATAAAGGTAAAATTCAATCTCTTATAAGTAAGTGTATTGGGTTTGCGGATATTATACAATTAACACATTTAAAACTACAACAAGTATTATCTAGAATGGTTCCTGATGGAATATTTTTAGATATGGATGGTTTAGCTGAAGTCGATCTAGGCAATGGAACTAACTATAACCCAGCGGAAGCGTTAAATATGTATTTCCAAACTGGTTCGGTTATAGGTAGATCATTAACCCAAGAGGGAGAAATGAATCGTGGTAAAGTGCCAATACAAGAGCTATCCAGTTCTAGTGGTCAAGGAAAAATACAAGCTCTTATAACCGCTTACAATTATAATCTTCAAATGATTAGGGACGTAACAGGACTTAATGAAGCAAGAGATGGTTCTATGCCAGATGCTAACGCTCTTGTAGGACTTCAGAAGATGGCTGCTAACGCATCCAATACTGCTACAAAGCATATTACAGACGCTAGTCTTTATTTATCTCTCAAAACTTGTGAAAATATATCACTTAGAATAGCGGATGCTCTTGATTTCCCTTTAACAAAAAATTCTTTAATGAATAGTATATCTACATTTAATGTGGAAACGCTAAAAGAGGTGGAATCGTTAAATCTACATGACTTTGGTATATTTTTAGAAATGGAACCGGATGATGAGGAAAGAGCTGGATTAAAACAAGATATACAAATAGCCCTACAACAAAAAGAAATTGATCTAGAAGATTCTATTGACATACAACAAATAAAGAATCTGAAGTTAGCTAACCAAATGCTTAAGTTAAAGCGTAAGAAAAGAATTGAGAGGGAACAACAACAATCGCTGCAAAATATACAAGCACAAGCACAAGCAAATGCTGAGACCGCGGAGAAGGTGGCGATGATGGAAGTTCAGAAACAACAAGCGCTAACTGCTGAAAAAGTAGCTATAGAGCAAGCTAAGTCTCAATTTGAAATGCAAAGAATGATGCAGGAAGCCGCTTTAAAGAAAGAGTTAATGGCTGAGGAGTTCCAATATAGCCTACAGTTAGCACAGATGGCTAACTCTTCAATGCAAAGCAAGGAAGCTGAAATAGAAGATCGTAAAGACAAACGATTAAAAATGCAAGGTACACAGCAAAGTGAACTAATAGAACAAAGGCAAAATGATACTTTACCAAAGGATTTCGAATCATCCGGTAATGATACCATGGGTAGTTTCGATTTATCCAGCTTTGAACCAACATAGTATTTAATCAATAATTATATAATATCATATCATGGAAAAAGAAAAAGCCGGTAAGTTAAAAATCAAACCTACCAAACCAAAACAATTTACTCAGGAAACAGACGAAGTACCTACTATTAATTTAAAAGAACCCTTAATAGATATACCTAGTAATGTAACTAAAATCATAATACCTAAAGAAGATGCCATTTCAGAGCAAAGCACAAATGACCTGGATGAGGATAAACAATCTACCAATGTTCAACCGGTGGAGGAAGGAACATCCGAATCAGGACTTGTCGAAATTACCGGAGAGGAAGAAGTTAAAAAAGTAATTACTTCAGATAATGTTAAAGAAGCAGAAGTAACTGAAGCTGTTCAGGAGTTACCGGAAGGAGTTAGTAAACTATTAACTTTCATGAAGGACACCGGAGGGAATGTACAAGATTATGCACGACTAAATACCAACTATGCTGATGTGGATAGAGACATATTAGTAAAAGAATATTATAAAAATACTAAATCCCATTTAGATACTGAGGAAATCGACTACTTAATAGAAGATACCTTTAGTTTCGATGAGGAACTAGATGAGGAGCGAGATATCCGAAGAAAAAAACTCGCATATAAAGAAGAGGTTGCAAAAGCTAGAAAGTTTTTAGAAGATACCAAGAGTAAATACTACGAGGAAATCAAGTTGAGATCCCAAGTTACTCCTGATCAACAAAAAGCTACTGACTTTTTCAATCGACACAATGAGGATCAAACCAAAAATGAGGAATCACACACTCAATTTAAAAATGCTACTAACGACTATTTTACAAATGACTTCAAAGGTTTTGATTTCAATGTAGGAGAAAAGAAGTTTAGATACGGCATTTCTAATCCAGAGAGTGTGGCTCAAAATCAATCTGACATTAGTAACTTTATAGGAAGTTTCCTGGGCGAAGATGGAAAGGTTACAAACCCTGCTGCTTATCACAAGGCTCTTTACGCAGGAGCAAATGCCGATAAAATGGCGTCTCATTTTTACGAACAAGGTAAGGCTGATGGAATTAAAGGCGTTGTAAATGCTTCCAACAATCCTTCAACTGGCAATCGTAAATCTGCTCCTACAGATGGGGTAATGATGGGTGGCTACAAAATAAAATCAATTTCTGGTTCGGACTCAACAAAACTGAAAATTAAAAATTTTAAAAATCAATAAATTATGGCTTTAACACCACAATTTGGGACTATTGTCCCTTCGCAAACACAACAGTTGTTAGCGACAAATTATTTACAATGGAATAACAACGGTGGAGGTGCCGTTCCTGCAAACTTCGCTGATTTTGCACAACAATATTTACCAGAAATTTACGAAGCAGAAGTTGAACGTTACGGTAATCGTACGATCGGTGGATTCTTACGTATGGTAAGTGCTGAACTACCTATGACATCGGATCAAGTTATTTGGTCTGAACAAAATCGTTTACACATATCATATACTGCTTGTGGACAAGTAGATCTTGTAGCGAACGTTACATCTACAATTACGATTAATCCTGCAGCAACAGCTGGAGTTCAAAATGTAATATCTGTTAATGATACAGTAGTTATTTTAGATCCAGTAACTGGTTTAGAAGCTAAAGCTATTGTTACAGCATCTGTACCTGGTGCAGCTGGAACTATTGCTATTCAACCTTTTACAGGGACATCTCTTGCTGCTCAAGGATTTTCTGCGACTGGATTAAAAGTATTCGTTTACGGATCTGATTATTCTAAAGGTTCAAATATTATACAAGCTGTTGGGAATGCACAAACGCCACAAACTAGAGTATCTGTTGACCCAGTATTAACGCAATTTTCTAACTCTCCTATTATAATAAGAGATCAGTATGTTGTTTCTGGATCTGACACTGCTCAAATAGGGTGGGTTAATGTAGCAACTGAAGACGGAACTGACGGATACCTTTGGTATTTGAAAGCTGAATCTGAAACTCGTTTACGTTTTGAAGATTACTTAGAAATGGCGATGGTAGAAGGTGAATTAAATGCTTCAACTTTAAATCCTCTAACTCAACCAGGAACTCAAGGTATGTTCGCTGCTATTCAAGCTAGAGGTAATGTAGAAGTAGGATTTACTGCTGCTGCTGGACTAGGTGATTTTGATGCAATTCTTAAGAACTTAGATACTCAGGGAGCTATTGAAGAGAACATGTTGTTTTTACAACGTCAAACTTCTTTAGACTTTGATGATATGTTAGCTAGTATCTCTGCAGGTGTTGCTGGAGGTGTTGCTTACGGATTATTTGAAAATTCTTCAGAAATGGCATTAAACTTAGGGTTTAGTGGTTTCCGTAGAGGATCTTATGATTTCTACAAAACAGATTGGAAATACCTAAATGATGCGTCCACTCGTGGGGCTATCAATGGTGTAAATTCTATTGAAGGTGTATTAGTACCTGCCGGAACTTCAACTGTTTATGATCAAACATTAGGAACTAACATCCGACGTCCATTTTTGCACGTTAGGTACAGAGCTTCTCAAACTGATGATCGTAGAATGAAATCTTGGTTAACAGGATCTGTTGGTGGGGCTAGTACTTCAACTCTTGATGCAATGGAAGTAAACTTCCTTTCTGAAAGATGTTTAGTTACTCAAGCTGCTAACAACTTTGTATTATTCAAAGGAATCTAGTAATAGAAATGTAATAGTTACCCTCGTTGCAATAACGGGGGTAATCATTACTCTTAACAAATTAATAAAAAACAGCGACGATAGGTTATTAATATATAATATCACTATCTAATGTCGCACTATTAAATTATATTATATTATGGCAAATAAAAAAGTACAACCAAAAAAAGTGGTTAATGAACAAGTGGACCTGGAAGAATCAATCCAAGAAGTTACACATGTTAAAGAAACCATTAAAGAAACACCTCCTGTAGACAACAAACCTACATGGGAAATTAAAGACAGAATGTATTTCCTTACAGGTAGATACAATCCATTAACATTGACAATACCAGGTAAGCACACAAGAAAGCATTCTTTATTATATTTTGACCCTGAAAAGAATTCGTCAAGAGAACTAAGATATGCTACTAACCACGACTCACCATTCAAGGATGAGCAAGAAGGGGAAGCTACTATGGGACATGTACAATTCCAACTAGGAGAATTAAGAGTTCCAAAGGAACAACAAAATTTACAAAGATTATTATCATTATATCATCCTCTTAAGGGGAGATTATATACAGAATATGATTCTGTAGAAGAAGCTGAAGATGATTTAGAATTACTTGATTTACAAACAGATGCTGCTGTAATAGCTAGAGAAATGGATGTAGAAGAAGCTGAAGCTATATTAAGAGTTGAAATAGGATCCGCTGTAAATGAATTAAAATCTAAAGAAATTAGAAGAGATATCAGACTATTTGCTAGAAACAACCCGGCTTTATTCCTGGAACTAGCACAAGATCCAAATGTAGGATTAAGAAATGTAGCTATAAAAGCCACAGAAGCGGGTATACTTAGTTTATCCCCAGATCAAAGAACATTTTCTTGGGCGTCTAATGGTAGAAAGCTAATGAATGTACCTTTCGATGAGAGTCCTTATTCTGCTATGGCAGCGTATTTCAAGACCGATGAAGGTATGGAAATATACAGATCCATAGAGAAGAAGTTTAATTAACGTGTAATAATAATATAGGCCGGCTGCAATTAGCGGTCGGTCTAAATTATAATAAAAAAATACAATGGCAGTAAACGTAGACATAGTTTATAAAACAGTATTACTAATACTAAATAAAGAGCAAAGAGGGAACTTGTCACCTGATGAATTTAATAAAGTTGCAACACAAGTACAACTTGAAATATTCGAAGGATACTTTGATTCGTTGAACCAACAATTACGTACGCCTGACAATAACAGCGAATACGCTGATAGAATTAAAAACATTGATGAAGAAATTGCTGCTTTTAAAACAACTGGATCCGCTACTTATGTGCCCGCAGGTAATTATTTTGCATTACCCGCAGCTTCTGGATCAAGTATTGCAACACAAACTTTCACGGGAACTGGTACATCCTTTTCCTTTATTTTTACTTCAATAACAGCATCACAATTAAGCAGTGGTACTGCATTTGTTACAATAAACGGAGTATCTACGACTTCTTACACTATTGGTGGTGGTAGTATTACATTCAACTTAGCGCCTGCTGTAGGCGCAAATATATTAGTTACAGTAACTCAAGATGATTTTTATAGATTAGGTACTGTTATATATCAAGGTTCAAAAGAGGTACAATTATCTCAAAGGAATGAACTGTTATATATAAACTCTTCACCTTTAATGAAACCAACCACAACATATCCTATATATCTACTAGAGGAGAATAGGTTGTATTTATATCCTTCCACAATAACCACAGACATTACAGTTAGTTACATAAGAAAACCTGCTGATGTTATATGGAACTTCGTAATACCAACTGGACAAAACTATTATCAGTATAGCCCAACAGGTTCAACTGATTTTCAATTAACTAAGAATGAGCAATCTAATATTATATTAAGAATATTATTATATTCGGGTATTGTCATTAGAGACCCTCAAATAATTAATGTGGCTTCTCAGCAAGTACAACAAGAACAAATACAAGGAACCTTATAAATAAATAGATTATGCCAATTCCAAATGGGGGTTTAATTACCGAAACTAATGAACAATACTACGCTGGAGCACAGAGGTTTCAAGCGAGTCTAGGGGCTAATGCAATATTCACAACTACATTTAATACTGATTTAATATTAGGATCTTGGGATCCTACAGCCACTAACTACGCTTTAAACAACTTTAATATATATACTAGTCCAACCGGATTACCAGGCACTTATACAGGGTATGTATTAGCTTATACTGTTGTTGATAATGTTATAACTCTTGGCGCACCCGTAACGGTCGGCACTTATATTGCAGTGCAACTAAAAGCATTAGATGGAGGTAGCTTTGGCAACGAAGATGCTTTAGGCGATACGGTTCAACAAAATTATGGAGGTTACGAATATACTAGACTGGATGATGTAATAAACTCTTTTATAGCTACTTACGTAGGTGCTCACAAATTAATAGGTGATGTCAAGAGAACTGATGTAATATTTCATGCTAAAAGAGGATTACAAGAATTTAGTTATG